TAAAAAAGATATTAAGTTAAGTCGAAGCCAAGTAATTAAGACACTAGTTAACGAGAAAGCGAGAACATTAAATGGTAAACTTAAATAGTTTAGAAACAGATGCAAGACCATTGACACCAGAGCAAAAACTTTGGCGTGCTGTATTTGTTCAAGCAATACAAGATACTTTTGGCATATGCACGGTTGGTATGTCTAGAGACGAGCATCGAGCGGCTAAGTGGTTTGGTAGAGTATATAATAAAGACTTTATTGAACTATGTGAGTTTGCAGGATTTAATCCTGAGCAAACATTTCAAAAACTAAAACGATACGACTTAATAAAGAAAGGAATAATTTGGAATTACACAACAAATGGTAAAAGAAAATTTGCTGATGTAGTACCAACAAACTAATATGAGTGGAAAAATAATTTGCCCAAAATGTAATGGTAATGGATATGTTTATTCATTTAACCATGATGACAGAAAAAAAGTACCTGAAAACTGTGATTACTGCAATAATCAAGGTGAAATTGATATCACAGAAGATGTAATGAAGGACCTTGAACAAATGAAAAGTGTAAACTAATGACAATAGCTGGATATAAACGCGCAATAGCTAAATTATTAAAAGCATACCATAAAAAATGGGATTGGCAGGGTAAACCAATAACTAAAAAGAAAAAAAAAGAAATAAGTGATTAAAGAAATTAGAACTAAAGATCATTTATTTTTAGTATTAGAAAAAGATACATTTATAAATGAATGTTTAGAAAAATATGGTCATTGGGAAAAACCAACAATGGATATTTGTAGGAGTTATTTAAAAAGTGATTCTTATGTTATAGAGGTTGGGGCACACATTGGCTCACATACTGTTATATTATCCGACATATGTAAAGATGGAGTTGTTTATTCTTTTGAATTACAAAAATTAATATTTCAATTATTAAATGCAAATCTTCTACTTAATACATGTAAAAATGTTTACACTTATATGGAAGCAGCGTCCGATGAAAATAAAATAGAATCTATTGGAGAAATAGATTATCAAAATATGACTAAATTTAATAGTGGTCTTGGTTCATTAAATGCAGTTAGACAATATCAAGGATATCCTATTAATATTATATCTTTAGATCATAAATTTTCAGAAATTAAAAAATTAAATTTAATAAAAATAGATGCTGAAGGACATGAAGTACCTGTTTTAAAAGGTGCAAAAGAATTAATTAAAAAATTTAAACCATTAATTTTAACAGAATTTGATATTAACAATAAACAAGAAATTATAGATTTACTTCCTGAGTATAAATTTGAAGACGTTAGTTATAGTTATGAATTAAACGATCTTGAATATCCAAATCTTATGTTTAAAGGAACCCCTAGATGATTCATAAATTTGAACCATTTGAATTCTTTAAGATAAATAAAGTACCTATTGATAGTGTATTAGATATAGGTGCTCATAAAGGTAAATGGACACAAGAGTTTAAAAAACATTATCCAGATGTTAAATCATTAATGATTGAAGCTAATGCAGATCATATAGATGATTTAATTAGAACAGGTCATTACATTCTTGCATTACTTGGTAAAGATAATGAAGAAGTAGATTATTATATGTGTGAAGATAAAAATAACACAGAAGGAAATGGAGTATATAAAGAAAATACAAACGTTCCTTTTAAAGTTACAAGAAGAAAATGCACAACACTAGATTCATTATTGCCTGGACAAAAATTTGATTTAATTAAAATGGATGTTCAAGGTTCTGAACTTGATATTATTCAAGGATCACCCGGATTTATTCATCAAGCAAAATATTTATGGTTAGAATTACAGCCACATAATTATAATATTGGCGCCCCATCAGCAGGAAAAGTTATTGGATACTTAAATCAAATAGGATTTGAAATAGTAACCATTGATGAAATTAACGTTGGTAATGGTGTAATTATGGGTATGGACATGATATTTGTTAATATAAGAAATAAAAATTTAAAAACAGGGTATGATATAAATAAAAAAGTTATTTGGGGTGGATATGCATCATGAGTTTATTTTTTATAATTATACTTGCATTATTAATTTGGTTTATAATAGCTAGACTATGAATAGAAGAATGTTACGTAGTGTGGGAGTAGATTTACATAAAGATAAAGATGCGTTAAAACAAATTGGCTGGCATAAAGAAAGAAAGAAAATGTTAAAATGTATTAAAGGAAAACCATTGTCTATGCAAAAAGTAATATTAAGAGCGTATGAAGAAAGATATGTAATGAGAGATGAAAATTTACATTAATGATACCTAAAATTTTTAAAATATTAAGAAAAGGTAAATCACGAGTATCTTGTATTTATATAAGATATGATGATTTTTGCGGAAAACTTAGGCCTGTTTATATTGGTCAAACCGATAACATATTTAGTAAAAGACCAGAAAGAATAAACGATCTTTCTGCAGGGAATTATGAAGAAGTAAGAAGAATGGAATCTGTTTCTAATAAAAGAAGAAGGGAAGAATATGAAGCATCTTTAATTATTAAAATAGAACCTTTAAAACAAAGAATTTATGAAAACTTATTCATGTATAAAAAATATTTTTTTATAGCCAAAAATGCTAATTTATTAAATAAAGAAATTAAACGTAATCGTTTAAAAAAAATAATTGATTTTTCAGTTTATGATAAAACTTTAAAAAAGTTAACTGAACTAAGTAAAAAAGTTCATAAGATAAATAATTTACACAATGAATACTTTAATTCATTCTGTTCTAATAAAACATTTAAAGAGTGGAAAAGACTTGGAATGAGACCTTTTGGAGTAATGATTAATAATCAAAAATGGGTATCTGATTTATTATCTATTAATTATTTTATTAAAGAATTAAATGAATTAGAAAAATACATGTTTAAAAAACAAAAAAATCTTAATAAATTTAAAAGATATAGTCCTGCTGTTAGACAATTACTTAGAATAAAAACTAAAGATTTTCATCCTGGGGAATATGGTAAATATGTAGAAATAGATCCTTTTGATTGTTTTAATGAAATTAAACAAATTTTTATGGAATCTTTTTTCTTTAAATATGCGTATGATTTTAGGTATTTTTTAGAAAAAAAATTAGAAGAATTACCTGCTGAAAAAAGAATATATAAATTTAATGTTGAATGTAAAATTGCTGTTGAATATTGTATAAATAATAAAGATAAAATGATTGCTGAAATTATAGCTAATAAGGAGCCACTTGTAGAAAATTTAAAAATACAAAATAACAATTTATTAACATGAAATACATTTTTTTATTATTAATGTTAGTAGGTTGTTCAAAGGATATTTCTTTTGATCCTACGACTACTATTTTAAAACAAACTATTAAATTCATTTATAATGAATCGAATAAGGAAAAACCTGTAATGGAGATTCAATACTAATGAAATGGAATAAACAATTCGAGTACCCAAAGTCTATGCGCTCGCTAATTAATGATGAACGTCATTATGAAGTTGGATCTGAGAAACTACCCTCTGTTACTACAATCTTGAGTGCTACACAAAGCGACGAGAAACGAGAGTCTTTAGCTAAATGGAAAGCTAAGGTTGGAGATGTTGAAGCAGAGCGTGTTAAAAATACTGCTGCAACACGTGGAACAGCTATGCACTCGTTCCTAGAGTCCCATTTAAACGGTCAAGGGCTACTGGATTTGAGCGACGAGGGGCAAGCGGCGAGGAACATGGCTCAGAAGATAATAGACGAAGGATTAAAGGATTTACAAGAAATATGGGGCAATGAAGTTGTCCTTTACTATCCAGATTTGTATGCAGGTCAAACAGATTTATGTGGTGTGTACCAAGGAAGGGACAGTATTATTGACTTTAAACAATCAAATAAACCAAAGCGTGATGAGTGGATTGAAGATTATTATCTACAGGGTGCATTGTACGCTGCAGCCCACGATTGTATTTATGGTACAGAGATTGAACAGACCGTGATTTTAATATGTACACCTGACCTATTCTTTCAAAGATTTATAATTAATGGGGATAGATTCAGACATTACAAATCAGAAGCTTTAAAACGTGTAGATAAGTATTATCAATCTAAAAAATGATATGGCGTTTAAAGATCCTCAAAGACAAAAAGAATACTATAGAGAGTGGCAAATAAAAAATAAAGATAAGACAGCTGCTTATCACAAAAAATGGTACGAAAATGGTGGTAAAGAGGTTAGAAAAAAATACGGACAAAGACCTGAATCAAAAGATATTTACAAAAAGTCTCATGAAAAATGGTATAGAGAAAATGGTGGAAAAGAAATTAGAAAACAATACACAAAAAATAATAGAGAAAGAGTAAATAAATTAGGAAGAGAATGGGTTAGAGAAAGAAGAAAAGATCCACTTTTTAAATTAATATCAAGTATGAGAGCAAGAACTATATCTATATTAAAAAAAGGTAATGCAATTAAATTAAAAAGTACAATGGAATTATTAGATGTGCCTGACGCAGAATTTTTATGGAAACACTTAGAGAAAACTTTTAAACCTGGAATGACACGTTATAATAATGGTAAATATGATGGTAAAAATAAAGTTTGGCATATAGATCATATTATTCCTTGTTCTGCTTTTGATTTAAAATGTCCTTTGCAACAAGTTCTTTGTTTCCATCATTGTAATCTTCAAGCTCTTTGGGCTGAAGATAATATAAGCAAAAGTAATAAAATCTTGTCACCCGACTCTACAGTTTAGAGACGAGAAACTGGGTTCGAGGGGCGAGCAGCGAGGGGCTGGGAAGGGTTGAAGTGTGACATTTATGCAACACTTTGCCTATTAAGTATTTAAAAACAATGACTTATTCTTCTACAGTTTTGAAATCGCTGGAACCATTGGTATTAAACAATAATTTTTCAAAAGTGTAGAAATGTAACCAAACTGTGGAAGCTAGATCCATTGGTATATATAGAGAATACCCATATTCTACAGTTTCTACAGTTTTGAAAACTTTTCTCGCGTAATATTATTTAAAAACTTTTAAAACCTCTATATAGGTAAGTTCATGTCCGATAAATTTAAATACGAACTATATAAAATAAGCTGGGAAGATATTTGTAGCGATTCAGGATGGGCTTCAGATGCAGAATTTGATCGTATGGACGTAAGTCATTGTATTTCAATTGGTTTTATTTATCGCAAAACTAAAGATTATGTTTGGATCTTTTCTTCGTATGAGATAGACAACCTTGGCGAAATTACATTTGGAGATAGAACTGTAATACCCGCAAATAACATCAAATCAATGGAGAAGCTCAATGGTTAAAAAGAAAAAAGTTGAAACTATCCAAGACATTATGGATAGAATCCAAGAAGATATTGATATCCTTAGAGATAGGGCTCAAGATCTAGAAGACAATCAGTGTGAGTGTGATTCTTCTGACTCTGACGATGATTTTTCAGACGACGAAGATGATTCAGACGAAGAATAGTCTTCATCAATAAGTTGATCTGATTTAATTTCTTTTAGATCATCAACTACAATACCCTCAAGGATCGGTGAATATTCTTGTATGATTTCTTTCATACGAGTTTCTAACTGTTCTGCAGTTAAGTCGGATAGACTGCCGGTCCTAATAATCTTTTGTTCAACATAAAGTCCTGCAGCTTTTCCTCTAGCAACTTCTGCATTCACTGCAGCTGACCATGCTTTAGATTCTCTAGCGTTGTCTCTTAATTTTGCAAGTTCAGATATGTGTCTTCCAAATGTTACATCATATTTTTTTTGGTATTCATCTCTTAGCTGTCCAATGTATTGAACTACTAATGGATATGTTTTTGGATTCTGTAATTTACTAGCTGATACAACGGCAGCATCAGGAGAATATCCTGCGGCAATAGCACATTCTGTTGCAGTTTTCCTGCCTTCGTTAGTTACTAATTCGTGTGCAAATTTCATTTGCATTTCTGTTAATTTCTTTGGTACTCCCATAGTCTAGACATTTAAGGTAATTTTGGTTATAAATCAAGTCATTGATTACTCATGGGGTCGGCTTACGAGAAGATGAATGATTATGCCTTCAGATACTGGGCCCCATGTAAAATAGAAATATGATTAAAGGAAAAACATTAAGACATACACTAGATAAATTTTTAAAAAACTCTGAAGTTTCTAAAGAAGCAAGAGTTCAAGTTTGTTTACCTAATGGAGAATTTTACGACATCACTGGAATACAATTAATGGAAAATAAATTAATTGGTAATAGAGAAACTCATAGATTAATCATTACAATTGATAAGGAAAGATGGACTATGGGCAAAGTTATGAGAAAAATATAATGTCTTGCAAATTCTATTATTCTGGACCATTGCTTTATCACACTGAATTAAACAAAATTGATTTAGAAAACATTAAAAAAATATGTATAAAAGATAAAACAAAAGATAACAGAAAAAATTTAACAGGCCACTTAGAAAACGAATATAAAATAGACATTGAAAAGTTTAATAAAACAATAAAAAATTATTTAACTGAGTATAATGAAGTTTTCAATCATTGGTATAATAAAAAAATTAAGAAATTTGAAACCCTATCTGTTTGGGTTAATTTTATGAAACATGGTGAATATAATCCAGCACATACACATTCTGAATGTGATTTAACTTGTGTTTTATACTTAGATATTCCTTCAAAATTAAAAGAGGAAAACAAAAAATATTTAGGAACTATTAAAGGCGGAGGCCCTGGATCAATAAATTTTACTCATTACCTTGGTAATGATCCTTTAAAAATTAGTAATAATACATTTTTTCCGAATACAGCTGATTTTTTTATTTTTCCAGCTACTTTATTACATTCAGTAGCACCTTTTAAATCAAAAATTGAAAGGATTTCAGTTTCAGCAAATTTCAAAATAGAAATGGAGTAATTACCTTGAAACCTGAAAGAAAACTTTGGCAAAAAGTTAAAAAGTTTATGCCAGAAATATCATTCACAAGATTAGAAAATCTAAGTGGTTTTGGTACTCCAGATCTATTGGCTTATAATAAAAAAGGCACTTTTTTTACTTGTGAGTTAAAGGTAGCCAAAGGTAATTCTGTTAAGCTATCTCCGCATCAAATTAGCTTCCATGTGAAGCATCCGCACAATTCTTTTATCCTAGTTTCTTCAGACTCGTACCGAGATGAAAAACTTTATGAAGGCTCTCGCTGCTTGGAGCTTGTCGCTTGTGGCTTGCGGCTTGAAGCTTGCTGCTTGTCGCTTGAATCTATTTACCAGAAATTTCAACGCCTGTAGCTTGATGCTTGTCGCTTGAAGCTTGCGGCTTGTAGCTTGTGGCTTGTGGCTCGCAACTTATAAGGGAATTCGGCAATAGCGCGGCCAGGTATAAGGACCGCACTAGTGTTTACCGTATGCAACATTTTTAACTTTAGGATCCCAGCACGCTCTACAGCTTAGACATTTATTGTCTTGATCTGGAGCTGGACACGTGCGACCAGGACCGGATACTACAGTCGACGTATGGGACCACGATTCAGCTGCTGGCTGATCAACCATCGGCATGCTAAATCTAATTACTAAATTCTTAGGAGCTCGTGACAGGTACGGCTTAACCCAGGCTTCTCGTGTAGGTAACCAGTGATTAACATCAGGTGTTAAGCGTGCGACTTTAAATATTTTTGCTAAGTGTTTAAGGTTTTGAATGTCTCCGGAATCGTGCCATCTAAAGAATTTTGATTTGTGGCGTAGTATCTGGGCAGCCATTGCTTTGACCCAGAGCGGTTTACGTGTTGCCTCCAGTCGCTTATATTGTGCATCCTGTACATTAGGGAATACATAGCAACCCTTAAGAGCATAACAATTGAAGCAAGTTGAACCCTTCACCTCCCGAAGCTTAGCCCCAGTCTGGCATTCCTTCGCAGGTATACCATAAGCCCATCCAGGCATCTTGGAGGGTTTACTCAGTGAACCCGTTAAATTATCTAGATCTTTTACTTTCATACATCCTATATAATACGTTATTTAGATTTGTCAAGTGCTTGTCGCTTGATGCTTGCAGCTTGTGGCTTGTCGCTTGCAGCTTGTGGCTTGTGGCTTGAAATGAGAGTCGAATTGCTGCAGCCTGGCCGGGGTCAACTCATACATATGAAACCCTGGTTCGGTCCCGCGCACTTTTTTAAATCCTAGATCTTTCAGTTTTTTCATTTCTTTCTCCATATTAAAATTAATGTACATAATATTAAAACTAATATTACGTCCGTGATAAGCATCCCATTATATAGTGCAATCATATCTTTCCCTTGTTATTAGTAAGTTGTGGCTAGGGCGAATATTATTAACGTAGCATTGCTTTTGCGTCCCTTGTGTGTACACGGAGCTTGTCAGTAGCTTATTCCCATTCAAGCATACTTAGATTATTCTCTTTCCACAACTTACAATTGAGTGCTAGTTTAAGTAATACAATTAAGTTTCCTTTTATACTTAACACTCAAGTCCTATATAATCCTATTGACAGATATTGTCAAGTGATGTAAATAAATAATTTTAAACAACATACAGGTATAAAATGACACAAAGCAAGTTAAGACTAAACACCGACATAAGAAAAAAAATTGGTGGTTTAATTCTATCTCATTTTGAGAATGAAAAAACTACTGAACTAGAAAACTACACAACAGCTAAAGAGGATATAACTACTGCTTACAATACAGCTTTTAAAATTGCTAGTAATGTAGTTGGTAGAGCATACCCTAAAGATGATGTTGCAACATTACAATCTTTAAAAAAGAAATATGGTAGTGCTGTTGATGTTGTGGCTAAGGACAGTTGCTTTCATTTTGCAAATACAGAAATTGAAACTACTGAAAACGAAAGAGATAACAACGAACATTTTGATTTTAAATTGGACGCAAATTTAAGTGGACGATTTAGTCAAAGTGATTTTGCTTTAGCTTATTTTAGAGATGAACTAAAGAGTGCTGGACTAAACCCAGAAATAAATATCCAACACCAAGATAATCGTTCTAATCCTCATCACACTCAAGAACTAGATAAGATTAAAAAGTTTTTGGGCTTTAATGATGAAACAGGTATAACTGAACAATGGAAATCTAAATATGCTTTAGATGTAATCGGAACTAGCTATTGTCGTTCAAGAACTATTCCTTGTTCAGCTAAAGAATTTGAACAGATGAAAGCATTTAAAAATGCTAGACAAGTATTTGTTCAATCTCATTACACTTGGGCAGAAGCAATACAGAAAGATATGCGAGATATAACTTTAGCATTAAAAGATTATAAATATGTTAAAGACGCAATCGATTTGTGTGGTGCTTTAGGTTTAGATATTAATGAGAACGAACTGCAAAGAACTGCTGGGGTATCTCTTACTATCTATCAACCAGAAAACTTAGCTAGTCTTATTAAGTCAAGACGAGCAAAACAAGATAACAAATCTGTGATTGAACAGTTTAAGAAAGCAAGACAATCTGCAGTTGCAACACACTAACTATTGACATAAGGGGTATTATATCCTATAATATCCCTTATCAAATAACAGAAAGGTATAATATGTTTAACATTAAAGAGGGAACTAAATTTAATATAACTTACTTTGCTAAAAAGTATGGCAAGTTCATAACTCGTGCTGGAGTATGGACTGAACAATCTAAACAATGGATATCTAAAAAGAATGAAAGTCTTTTTACTTATTATGATTTAGACAACGAGGGATATAGAACTGCAAGTGGCGATATAACAATAGTTGAGAGAAAGGATAATTAAAAATGATTAGACATATTTGCCAAGGACCTGAGTGTCATACATATAAAACTCAGTCCAGAATAAGAGGACCAAAAGGCTCTAAGGTTTTGCGAACTCGACCAGCAAGATATGATATGACAACTCATTCTTGGGGTTATGTATGGGAACGATATTTTTGCGATGAACGATGTATGCAAAAATGGCTAGCTAAACATATGACACAATTAATGACTATAGTTGGAATAAATACTAAACCAAATGAAACTCCTATAGTAGTTGAAAAGGAAACTGTAGAGGGGTGGCGAGGTACATATGTAGATACAACTATAAAGTTATTGAACAGCAATGCAATAGAGGATATAATAACAACATAACAACAGAAAGGTATAACATGACTAAACCACTACATGTAATAAACTGGCAAGGTAAAGAGTATCGCATTCCCTTTGATGTTAATCTAAACCTTGACGCAAAAGATAAACTGATTGAAGTACCAAATAGATTTAGCGGTGCGATTGCATCACTACCTTGGTTCGCTGTTGCGGTCTATGATTTAATCATGGGTGCTGAACAGTTCGAGGACTATGATACACACCGCCAAGGATTAGATTGGTTCGCTAAGTATTTCCCTAACGAATATATGACACTACTAGACTGAGTCTAGTCACTCGCCTCTAGCTACTAGGTGCAAGCATCTAGTGGCGGGGACGTAGAGGTCCCAAGCCACTTACAATTAACTTTGCTTCTGTAAACATCAATCCCCCTTATTAAAAAGGGGTCCCTCAACTTAACCGTGTATTGCTTGATTTACTCATTTATAAGGTATAAATACTTTAAAGGTTCCAAAATTAATCCTAAAAAATTTTGCAGAAAATTTTTATGAAACTAACTTTAGAAAAATTTAATTTACTACCACCAGATATTCAGAAAGAATTTCTTGAAGCTGGAACATTAGCAAAACAAAAACGTGGTATAGAAAAAGCACAAACAGATTTCATGTCGTTTGTTAAACGTGTTTGGCCTGAATTTATAGAAGGATCTCATCATAAAAAAATTGCAGAAAAATTTAACGATATTGCTAATGGTAAAATCAAAAGATTAATTATTAATATGCCACCAAGGCATACAAAGTCCGAGTTCGCCAGTTTCTTGCTGCCAGCCTGGATGATAGGGAGACGACCTAAATTAAAAATCATTCAATCAACTCACACTACAGAACTTGCTGTACGATTTGGTCGTAAGGCTAAGACACTAATGGATGCTCCTGAGTACAAAGAAATATTTCCAACACGTCTTCGAGAGGATTCTCAAGCCGCTGGTAAATGGGAAACAGAACAAGGTGGTGAGTATTACGCAGCCGGTGTTGGATCTGCAATTACTGGTCGAGGTGCAGATTTGCTTATCATAGACGATCCACATTCTGAACAAGATGCAATGAACATAGATGCTTTAGAGCGAGCTTATGAATGGTATACATCAGGACCTCGTCAGCGACTTCAGCCTGGTGGAGCAATTGTTTTAGTTATGACAAGATGGAATACAAAAGATTTGACAGGTGCGTTGCAACGAGCAACGGGAGACTCGAAGGCAGATAAATGGGAGCTTATAGAATTTCCTGCAATACTTCCAAGTGGTAAACCTGTATGGCCAGAGTTTTGGAAGTTAGAAGAATTAGAAGGTGTCAAATCTTCAATCAGTTTACAAAAATGGAATGCACAATGGATGCAAAATCCAACATCAGAAGAAGGTGCAATTATAAAACGTGAGTGGTGGCAGAAATGGGATAAGGAATATATTCCACCCTTACAACATGTAATTCAATCTTATGATACGGCGTTTATGAAAAAAGAAACTGCGGATTACTCAGCGATAACAACTTGGGGAGTTTTTCATACAAATGAAGACTCAGGACCTCAACTTATTTTGCTAGATGCAGTTAAAGATCGATTTGAATTTCCTGAGCTTCGAAGGATAGCATATCAACAATATCAGTATTGGCAACCAGAAACTGTGTTAGTTGAAGCTAAAGCTTCAGGACTACCCTTAACATATGAATTGCGTAAAATGGGTATCCCTGTTATAAACTATATCCCATCTAGAGGGAATGATAAGCATTCTAGAGTTAACTCTGTTGCACCTTTGTTTGAATCTGGTCAGATATGGGCACCGACTGATAAAGATTTTGCACAAGAGGTAATAGAGGAATGCGCAGCTTTTCCTTATGGTGATCATGACGATCTAGTGGATTCAATGACACAAGCAGTCATGCGTTTTAGACAAGGTGGATTTATAGAGCATCCTGAAGATTATAAGGATGAACCTGTAATCCGAAATAACAAAACGTATTATTAATATGAAAAGTTTATTAGAGTTAATTAAAGCATTATACGGACCCAAAGCTATATCTAGTACAATAGGAACTAGAACAAATGTTATTCGTTTACCAAGTGGTAAACTTCAAAAATACCTTTCAAAAGATTTAAATATAGAAGCAGCCTCAGATGCAGCTGCACAAAATGCATATGAAGAAATGAAACAACTTATTCCTGAAGTTGCAAAAATGAATGATGGTGAACGATTAGTATTTGAAGGAAATTTAAGAAGATTAAAAAACAAACTTGAAGACTCTGGTTTAATACAAAAAGAAAATGTTTCTTCAGGTATTACAGCGCTTGAATCAAAAGTTGAACAGCTAAGACAAAAAGGTAAAGAATTAGAAAAAGTAACTGGAAAAAAAGTAACTCTTACAGATGTATTAAATGATCTTGGAGCATCACAACAATCTATGTCAAGATTATATGATGAAGGTTTAGTTAGATCAGCAGCAAGACAAATTTTAATTAATGATATTAAAGCAGGAAAAATTAAAAACATAACTGTTTCAGAAGCAATCAATATGGGAGAACCATTAGACCCATTTAGACAGATTTATGGTGAAGGAGCTTTAGAACAATTAGATAGTTTGATTCCAAATTTTAGGGGTTTAAAAACAGAAATGGAAGCAGAAAAATTTGCTCGATCTAAATTTAAATTTGAACCAGATGAAAATAGATTGCCAGGTTCTGTTTCAATAGAAGAAGGTAGAAAAGCAGAACAAGAATTTGGAATTAATAAACCAGCTAAAGTATCTGATTTTAAAGCAGAGGCAACTAAGAGAACAAGCATAGATGATTTAATAGATGAGTATAATGCAAATCAGGATAAATTAAGATTATCCGACGAAGAAGGAGGCACTGCAATAGGTTATGAAGAATTTAAAAATATACAAAAAAGAAATGAAGATATTGCAAAAGCATTAGAAGAAAAAGGAATATCTTCTAAAGTAGAAGAAACACCAAAAGCAGAAATTATTCCATTTAGAAAAAAACCTACAGAGCCAGAAGGTAAAGCTGATGGTGGAAGAATTGGTTATGCTCAAGGAACACCTGCTATGGGCCTTGACTATTTAACAGGTATGGAACCATCTAAAGGTTACGCTGATGGTGGAAGAATTGGATTTAAAATAGGAAGTGGTAAAAAAATAATTAATAAACTTATTAAAAAAATTAAAAAACCAACTAAAGATGATTATGAAGATTACGCAGAAATATTAAATGATAGTGAAAATACTGTAGTTCAGGGAACTGAAACATTTGAGGAGTTAGATGCATTAGTTAAAAAACAAAAAGACTATGAAGCATCTATGTTTCAACAATATAAAATGGGTAAATTAGATCCTGTAGCTGGAGAAAATTCTGAAAATAGAATGAGATTTTTACAAAAAAAACTTGAAGAAGCATCAATGACAAAAGATAGAAGATTAATCAGTCCTGACGAATTAAATGAGTTAGATGAACTAGAGAGAACATTTAGTAAAAAAGAAATGACTAAAGGAACTAGTTTAGAAGACGAAATGAATATGGTTTTAAATCAATATGACAAATCTATGTTTGTAAAAAATGAACAAGGAATGGTTGATGTAACTAATCCAGAAAACGTACGAAAGATGGCATTACTATTGCAAAGAGATCATCCTGAAATTTACAAAAAACTTGAACAGGGAACTCAAACTAATGTTTTAGAAGATTTTGATGTTACCGGAAGAAAGCCTAACGCTAAAGGTGGTTTGAATTACTTGATGGGATTATAAATGAGTAATTATAAAAGAAAAGAGGTAATGGATTATCTCATTAGAAAACCTGTCACTACTCAAGATATTGAATTAGCAAGAACCCGTATCCAGCCACCCGTAACTCCAGCCCCGATGCAAGTGACGAGCGGCGAGGGACTAGGAACTGTGCAAGAATTTAATGAAGGTGGAAGAGTTGAATTTGCAGAAGGCGATATTGTAAAAGCCTCTGGTCTTTCTGAACTATTAAAAGAATATGATGTTGAAATATCCCCAAAAAATATTGGAAGATTTTCTAAAAATTATGAAATCAAAAAAGATCCAGATAGACCAAGTGCTTCAGGATTTTATGTAGAACCTTCAGAAAAACAATTAGAAAAAATTTCATCTCAATATAAAAAAAATGTTTTAAAAGCCCCTGGTTCAACAGAAGCAGGTAGAAAAGCATTTGAGAAACGAGAGACGAGAGCTAGAGAATTATTAACACAAGGATACAATCAAACAGAAGCAGATAATATTTTAAAAAAAGAATTTAATATGGGTATGAAAACCACTTTAACAAAAGTTGCTAATGATTTAAAAGAAGAAGGAATTAAAGTAGTTTCAGGTAGAGAAAGTGAAATTAAAACACCTACTTCAAAATTTTTAAAAAAGAGAAGAGAACTTCAAAAAGCAACCAGTGATCCATATAAAGAAAAATTAATTACAGAAGCAAAAAGAGAAGCAGGTTTTGGTAGTTATGATTTAGCACACAGACTAAGTATGCAACAAAATAAAATCCTTGGTACAGAATTAATTAGTTCTAACCTTGGATTAGATACTAAAAAAATAAATAGAGAAATAATTAAACCTATAGAAAATAAATTAGAAAAAATTTATAAAAAACAAGTAAGTGTTGCTAATAAAATTAAAAGAGAAGGAGCCTCTTCTGAATTAAGAAAAGAATTAGAAAGTTTAAATAAACAAGTATCTGAAGTTGTTGCAACAACTGATGGAAGACTACAAGGTATTCATATTGATGAATATAATTTAAAACCAAAAACTATTGGTATTGATTATGCTAAAAGTTTCGGTGCAGGAGTTATTCCTGACAAACCTATTTCTCAATTAACTAAAGAAGAAATACAATTAGCTATTAAACAAATTCCAGGACAATTAGAAGCTATTAAAAAAGAACCCTCTCTAGCTGCTCGTATGAGTAATCAATTAGGATTTGGTCCCTCAGGAATGATAGACGTTGGAGAAGAAGTTATTAAAGATGTAAAAGGAATATATGGAAAATATGCACCACAAATTGCAAAAGGTGCTTTAACTGGACTACAAGTTTTAGGAACTCCGTTAGCAAGTTCTATTTTTTATGGGACAGATGTAGGAATGGAACTTAAACAAGCAGCAGATGAGGGAAACCTTACAGCAAAAAAAGCACTAGATGCATTTGTTGGTCAAGGTGAAAAAGGATTATATTTTTTACTTCCTGAACTTGCAAAAGATGTGGTTACAAGTCCAATAGCTAATAAAATATTTCAACTTGGAAGTCTTGGAAGATTTGCAACTCCAGTTGGTCTTGGTTTATCTGCAGCAGGTGTTGCTAAAGATTTTTATGATCAATACAAAGAGTTTCAAGCATTACCACCTGAAGAAAAAGAAAAACGTATAAAAGAATCTACTTACACACCAACAGAACAAGATTTTCAAATAATGCAAGAAGCAGAATCTAGAGCATCCGCTGCAACCGGTGGAAGAATAGGATATGCTGATGGATCTGATGATCCAGAAAGTGATTTATATATTCCGCCTTTAAATAATACAAAAAGATTAGGTCCGGAAGATCGAATAAGTAAATATAAATCTTATTCAGAATTAGAATTACTTGGAAATATTGACGCTAAAAAACCAAATTATGAAATATTAGAAGATTATATTTATAGAAATATGCCTACATATGAACCAAAGGATGTTGTACCTAAAGGATCAAGACCTGTTATGCCTAATGAATATGATAGAGGTCCAAGTGATGGAATATTAAATTTAGCGGTAGGAGGTAGAGTTGGTTTTAAAGATGGACCCGAAGATCCAAATAAATTAATTCCTATAGATCCATTATTACAAGATCAATCTCCAACTGATCCAGGAAGAAGAGACGTTTTAAAATTAGGAATAGCAGGTGCTGGACTTTTAGGGTTAGGAAAATTAGGATTATTAAAATTAGGAAGCGTAGCTAAACCTTCTATAATTGCAGAAGTAACAAAAGGTACAACTGCCCCATCTTGGATGGAAGGTTTAATGACAAAAATCCTTAAAGAAGGAACTGAAATAAAAATGCCAAAAGAATCAAGTATTATTAAAAAAGAAGTTCAATTTAAAAACCCTGAAACAGGTGATGTTCAAACAGCTACATTAACTATAGATCCAAGATCAGATAGAATGTCTATTGAATATAATAGTTCAACTAATGTTGCAGATCAACCAGTGGTATTAGAATTATATCGAGAACGAAAAGCTGTACAGAACCCAGATGGTAAATCATTTCATCTTGCACCAGATAAAACTAAAGGATATCGTTTTACAACAACAGAATCGGGTCCACGCGTAGTTGATTGGGATGGAAATATTGAATTTGATGCAGAAGATACTTACTATAAAATAATAGATCTTAAATCTGATATCAGTGGATTAAAATCATATGCAACTGAAGGAAAGGGAATAAACAAAAAAGTAGCTCAAGAAAAAAGAGCAGCTACTGCAGATATTGAAAAAAACCCTGAAGAATATGTTCCAGATAATTATCCCGATTACAAGTATTATCCTAATGATTAAACCTAAAAAATTAACAACAACAATACCACCTTTAAGAGGGCCAAATCCACAGGGCTTGAATATTAAGTATAATACTGTTACAACAATAAAATCGGAGAAAATTACAAATGGCAGAAATAGACAAGTCGCTACCAAACGTAGCTGATCAGTTAACACCTGGAGAACTAGAAGTAGAACAGATTGCACAATCTGTTGAGGAAACTCCTGCAGGACCGACTGAACTTACAGAAAATGAAGATGGTAGTGTTGATATAAATTTTGATCCAAAGAAAAATTTATCAGCAGGTACAGAGTTTGGAGCAAACCTTGCCGAAGTTATTGATGAACAAGAACTTGGAAGATTAGGTTCAGAACTTTATCAAGATACACAATCATACAAAGACTCAAGAGCTGATTGGGAAAAAGCTTATACTCAAGGATTAGATTTATTAGGATTTAAATACGAATCAAGAACAGAACCATTTCAAGGTGCATCAAGTGCAACACATCCAGTATTAGCAGAAGCAGTTACACAATTTCAAGCATTAGCTTATAAAGAATTATTACCCGCAGAAGGACCGGTGCGAACTCAAGTAATTGGATTAGACACACCAGAGATTCAAGATCAAGCAGATAGAGTTTCTGAATTTATGAATTATCAAATCATGGATATCATGAAAGAATATGAACCTGAATTTGATCAAATGTTATTTTATTTACCATTATCAGGATCTACTTTTAAAAAAGTTTATTACGATGAAATACTTGGAAGAGCAGTATCAAAATTTATTCAAGCTCAAGACATTGTTGTTCCATACACAGCAAATAGTATTGATGATGCAGAAGCAGTTGTTCATGTAATTAAAATTTCAGAAAATGAATTACGTAAACAACAGATATCAGGTTTTTATAGAGATATAGAATTAGAAGCTTCTGATGATTTAACACAAGACGGCGATGTTAAATCTAAAGAAAGACAATTAGAAGGTGTAACTATGAGTGGTCAAAATGAAGATGTTTTTACACTTTATGAATGCCATGTTAATTTAGATCTGGAAGGATTTGAAGATATGAATCCACAGACTGGTGAGCCCACAGGAATTAAACTTCCATATATTGTAACTATTGAAGAAGGATCTAGAGAAGTTTTATCTATTAGAAGAAATTATAATCAAGCGGATCCATTAAAGAAAAAAATTAATTACTTTGTACACTTTAAATTTTTACCAGGATTTGGTTTCTATGGTAATGGTCTAATCCAAATGATTGGTGGATTGTCACGTACTGCAACTCAAGCATTAAGACAATTATTAGATGCAGGAACATTATCTAATTTACCAGCAGGATTTAAACAAAGAGGAATTAGAATTAGAGATGATGCTCAATCTATTCAACC